ACTGAATTAATCAGGGTAAGACCCAGCGCACTTGTTGCAACGGTTGTTAAAACAAAGTCTCCTAAGTCCCTGATTTGTTCAATGCGAATTAAATTAGGCATTTAGTTTGCTCCAATAAAGAAATGCCGCATCACGTTCGGAAATATCAAAGCGAGACTTTATTGCGCCAATTTCCATAAATGACTCATGGTTAATTGGTTGCGGCGCAGAAAGATGAGCCTCAACGGTTGCTGGATTATTCCATTCTTCCGGCGAACAATTACTAAGGATGTTTGTAAATAAGCCGTCAAAAGATTCTTTTTGTTTTTTAGAAAATCTTTTTAAACCATGTTTTTCTTTAAGCAACGAACTAAGAGACTCTTCTAGCTTTACGGCTTTTTCAGCCAAATCAATAAGCTTTAGCGAAGAATAGCTGTCTTTTTCCTGCGATGCTTGCGTTGTGCCAATTTGTCCTGTTTCGCGGCTTCCTGCTGGCGAACTTGCGCCTTGAGGTCTACCGCCTTGATCGACTCCTTGCGCGCCTACTAATGGCATATACAGGCCGTCAGCGCGGTAATCCCTAAACCTCTTTTGAGACTCTAAGGATTCTTCTGGTGTTGGCATTCTGCCAGTTCCAAGAGCATTGATTCCTTCTTCTGGTGTGAGTATTCCTAACTGAGTCAGTTGCGCATAAATGCGACCCCAAATAGCCTCATCATTAAGATCAATTTCATCAAAGTTTGCAACAGGATAGCTTTTAAAGCCCATCATTTTAGAAATACGTTTGATTTCTGGCTGCAAAAATTCATTAAGAAAGCCACGGCGAGCTTCGTTTAGTCGCTCAGTGAATACTTTAATTTTGGTGTTTGCAGATGCATACTTTTCTTCACCAAAAAACACGTTGGTTAGTCCTTCACGAATATCCTGATCTACTTCTTGATATTTTTCTGGCCCTAATATCTTGTTGATGTCAGGAATAATGTATTCCATTGTGGTTGTGTAGTCGGCAACCAACACACGACCAACTTCTTCACTAGCGAACAAATTCTGAAGAAAAGTTAGTTTTTTATTCGTAGTTTTATCGTCTTTATCTCCGGCCTTAACAAGCAGGATAAAATACTCAATAGAACGTGCCGCAACAAAATCTGCGCGCTTAAATTCTAATTTTAAATTTAAATCTTTTAAAACTGGAAAGAAAATTGGTTGAGCAAATGGCTCGTAATCTTGTTTTTTGGCAAACACCGCATGAATTTTCGTGCGATCCATAGGGATTTTAATTGATGCGCCGGAATTCTTTGATTTTAATGCTTTTTTTGCTTCTTCAGGCAGTGATTCAACAAAATCAATTTCTGTTTGACTAACAGGCGTTTGCATTTTTTTCAATTCGTGCTGATTAAATGCGCGGTAAAAAACATTGTTGTTGCTGTCTAGGAAACTAGTCGCAATGCTTACATCAGCAGGATTTAGCATTAAATATCTGATTGGCAGATTAAATGATTCTGCCGCTAGAGATTCTTCTGAACCATAAATTTGACCGAGTTTTAAAATTTCTTCTGTGGAAATGTTTCCGTCAATCCTCAACATAATTACATTTGAAGAACGAAACCATTCGCGGAAAAACTGATCTTTTAAGTTCCAAGAATTAATTCTGTTTAGCCATGCGTAGAAAAAGTCGCGGCCTTTTTTAGTTCCGCCAGAAAGATGAATGTTGGAGTTGGCAAATTCAGTTGGAATTTCAATGGCGTTTTTGTAAGAAGAAATGTGCGAATAGGCTTTTTGGCTTAGTTCAACAAGTTCTGCAACATCAGCAAAGTTGCCGTCAAAATGGTATGGCAGCGAAAGATTGTCGATGTTTTTTAAACCTTCGCAAACCAAAGAACTGCCTCTGCCTCCAGTTAATCTTGCAAGTTTATTTGTTACGCTTGCTCTGGCTTCGCTCGTTTTTTTCGTGACGTTTGCCACGCTTTCGCCACAAAATGCGGCATAAGCCACTTCGCCTTCTTGCGGAATGGATGTTTCTAACGGTAAATCGTTCCTTTTTCTAGCTGCCATAAAACCTTAATCTACTTTTCTTTTACAGTAATGATGGTGAATTAGATTGTTAGATTATTTTTGTGTTGTGTTGTGGCTTGCTTTTTATCTTTCGAGCAATGGCTAGATTCAAATAACGATCTTAAATAGTGGCGCAACTAACATCCGGCGATCTGATTGCAGGGCTGCGTAGTTTACCGTCTCGATTAGTCCGGGCAGGTCGGTTGGGTCTTGCATGATGTTAAATTATTTTGCTACCCAACCTGTGTTTCCTGTGCCGGATTCTTTGATGTAGAGCGTCGTGCCCGCGCCTCCGTTTGTGCGAGTCCATAGCGAGCCGACAGGCGCGGTGACTGCGCCTTCGGGCGTGTTTGCGCCGCTGTTCCAGATCGGCCCCGTCGTCGTTGCCATACGCATCCCCGCAGTGCCCATAAATGACTGCGCGTTTGAGCCGTTGAAAAACGCCCAAACATTAGTTGCGATGCTGTTGATTTGGTTCGTGATGTTAATCGCGAGATAGTTTGCGATTACACCCGCTCCCGCTTTTGTGGCCAGGAATATAAGCCCACTTGCGTTCGTGACATTTGTTGCTCCTTCGACAGCAACCCTGCTTCGCAGTCCTTCGGCGTTTGTGATTGTGTGCGAACTGTTGGCTTCGATTTGCCCGAGCGCACCAGTTACAATGCTTATTACACCTGTCCCCGATCCCGATGTCCTGACGTTGCCTCTTGTGCCTGAGAGTGACCCGGTGCCCCCCGGAGCGGTATTAACTGCCCCTGCGGCAGATAGTGTCAGTTCGCCATTTACCGCCTCAGATGTTGCGGCCGAATTTACCGTTGGCGCGTGGGTAATTAGTGCGTTTACGCCAGTTATTTTAGTCGGGGATGACGCTTGCGATAACATGACATCGGTGCTCGACGGCAGTAGCCCCCCAGCCCTAATCCCCGAGTCGGTGCGTATGCTTCTCCCGGCATATATTCCCCCCGAGGTCACGATTGCAGCAGCCCCGTTTGTTGCGGCAGCGGTGCCAGATACCTCCGTTGTATTTGAAGACACGATGACGCCGGACACAGGCACAGACGTAACCCCAAACGGATACCCTGCGTTCAGCCCCGAGAGTAATCCGAAGTCCCGCAAAAATGCTTCGGCCAGCACGGCTTTTCCTTGCGTATTGAGATGCACTGTATCGAGGCGGGCCATATTCCCCCCTGTTCCACTGGACGCAATGGCGCTGGCTGGCAGATTAAAAGTAAATGTGGTCGCATTTGTTACTGACACCTGCCACGACCCATTAAATTCGGTTTGCTGGACATCCGAAATGCGCGCAAAATTACCTGTTGCCAGACCGTGTGATGTTGCCACAATCGTTACGGTGGTGCCGCTTGCGCTCAGGGATGACAGCGCAACTTGCGTCCCTTCGGCGTCAAACAGCCCTTGCGCTGCTGCCCTTCTCCACGTTCCGATGTATCTGTTAGCAGGCCAGTAGTATTGCTCACCTGCTGGATTTGTGGCCAGAAAATCTAATATTGCCTGACGCTCAGTAGCCATCAATGTTGCAACAGCCGGAGCAGGAGTCACGCCGGGATCATCCTGTTCGGAATTGTATGCGCCTACCCAAACAACTGCACATTGCGGAGCGTATCGTTGGAGATACGTGTTAAACGTCACCAGCGCATCCCGCATCGGCTGATCCACCGCGTCTTTGAATAACACATGCACAACATCGGGCCGCATATCCTCTAAGTATGCTTTCCAAATTACCTCAGGGGCTGACGCCAAATTGGCCATCACGCTGCCGCCTGTGCCCGACACCGAAAAATCCAGCCTTACGCCTTTTGTGCTCACAACTCCTGTGCTGATAAATCTAACGGTTCCCGAGTTTGTCAATACGCGGAACTGCAAATGATTATTTGTGTTTGGCGCGGTGACGAATCCCCAAGTTGTTGAGCCTCCTACTGCCGAAATTGACTCGTATCCCGCAATATCTAGCCACGTTACGCCGTTTGCCGAGGATTGAATCTTAAAATCTCCCGCACCTGCTTCGATAACGTAAATAATTTTGAAGGCAGATGGGATGCCGCCGTTTTTTACGGGCACTCCATTAAACTCAAAAGCTGAATTGTATCTCTTGGCAATCCAAGCGGCTGCGGTCGCAGTTTGATGTTCTCCCGAGATTGATCGGGTGAAATCGCCAGCGACTGATGTAATCCCTGATGTTGTATTGGTGATTCCCTGCTGCTCTCCACCGTTCATAAGCCCGCCCATTCCATACGAGCGGTGATACGGGACGAGCAACGGTAGTGTGATGTCAGCCCCCACCGAATCTCCGATATACATTACGCTCGCAACTCCAGTGCCGCTGGCCTGTATGCGAGCGAGTTTTGCCTGAAACGCTTGAAGCATGTGCCGGGGAATAACGTCCAAATTCAGACGCGCATCGCGGGTCTTTCCGACGCCTAGCGCGGTGATTTCCAACAAGGCATTTTCTGCGACTAGTCCCGCAGATGTCATTGCGACATACGCAGCCCCGGTAGAAACGACGTATTGCCCTGCGAGAACCGGGATATTGCCTGAGTTGGTTCCGCTTAATGTGCCTGCAACCGTGGAGACATAAAAGACACCTGGATTTGCCACAGGATCGAGAAGCCCTTGTGCGAGGGTCGTGATGTTGCCCCGAGCTAGGGCAGGGTTGAAGACGTAGCCATCAACCACTCCAGAAATCTTTTCTTTTGCTATTGTTACCGAACCCGACACCAAAGCATTTAAAATGTTTTGTCTTTCGGCATTTGTTGCTGTTGTTAATTCAATACTCATAAATTATATGTAAGAGTGTTCGTTTCAAACTGCAATTCGCCATTTTCATACAACAGCGCGCCGACTACCGCTAGACCAAACGCCTGATTGACAAAATATTGCAAACTCCCCGTGGAATTCCACCAGCGTTTAGCAAATTCCCTGTTCCATTTTTTTAAATTTTGCGCTGACGTAGTTAAATTGTTGCCTTCTGTTAAAAAAGACTGTAAATCTTGCTGGCTCACACCTAATTGGTGCAGCCTATTTTCAAAATTAAAAACATTGCCCGAAACATAACTCATTACAAGTTATATTTTACAGATTTAGGTCGGTCACATAAAAAATGGCTCAAAAACCGTATCATCTTCCGCCGGAAGCTCAAAAAACATATCAAAATAAATTTTTGCACCCCAAGTCGCCATAAGAACTGCCGTGTAAGAATCTCGTCGCGGCCTGTCTTCGTTAGACCTGTTTCTTTTCATATAAGACGGAAGATCGTATGCAAAATTGCCTGTGGAACTAATTTGTTGTTCAATAAGTCCAATTTGATTTTTTGTTTCGTTGAGCAACCCATCAAGAAAGTCAATATATTCAACCATAGACATTTGTTTGTCTACCCTGTCATAAGCCTCTAAGGGCGCATCTTTAATCTTGCGATATTTATCGTAATCAGGATTTCTTTGCAGCGCACTTGCAAATTTTAACTTTCCGTCTTGAATAAATAATTGCAGATTCTCATTTGACTTTCTAATCCAAACTGGACTAAAAAACTGCCTATAACAAATTCTTTTTCCCAGCATATTCACACTGTTGCGACCCAAATAAAGGTTTTCCACATAATCGTCTTTGTCGAAATTGCCGTCAATAAACTTTAAATTAATTCCCGAACTTTTAAATATCTCAGATTGGTTTGCCGACTCAATAAAGTTGTTACTCTTGTCGTCACCGGGTAAATCGGCCATAATCAAGGTAATATTAAAGTTTTTGACTAAATAATGAAGATAATTAAAATAATCTCGCAATTCTCTTCCGGCAACCGAATACGAATGCACCAAAGTCACAGACCTAGAGGCCTTGTTTATTTCCAAGAGCGCAAAGGCAAAATAATCCGAGGTTTTACTAGCACTCATATTTGGATCAAGACCCAAGATATACTCACATTCAGGATCTCCCTTCAGTCTAACGCATGGATAATTGCCGTCCGACACGGTATTTTCGTGCATTTTTTGGATATTGAAAAAACCACTTGAAGAATTTGGCACCATAGCCAAGTATTCGCGCTGAAAGTATGGAGAGTTTTCGCCGCCAGCTTTTGCCATTTCCACAACGTCTGCCTCAACAAGTTCTTCTGGCAATGACTTATAACTTAATCTACTAGTAAAGTATTTGTGGCGGCGAGGATTAGAAGGCTCTTGTATGATTTTTTTCCACTCTTGATAAAGCGTGTTGGCGTATTGAAATTCCCAAGGAGCAGAAGTCAAGCAAATGATTTTTTTATCATCAGGAAGTTCAAATTCTTCTCCAATTAAATGTTTATCGCTGTCGCTAATAGAATCTCTTATTTCTTTGAGCTTTATTCGTTCTTGAATATTCTTTTTGGCGTTTAGAAAGGGCATCAGCACACCTTTATATAGCTCTTCTGGAATAAGCAAAAACTCATCAATAATAAGAATGTCTGCACGTTCTCCACGAATATGTTCGTTAAGTGGCAAGGCTTTGATTGTTCCGCCGCCGATATTCCA